GACCTGAAGGTATTTATGTGGTGGGGGCTGATGTGGCAGAAGGTTTATCGCATGGTGACTATAGTTCTGCCCATATTGTAAACGCCACAACAGGTGAAGTTGTGGCACACTGGCATGGACACATTGAGCCAGACCTATTTGGTGAACTATTGGCTGATTTGTCTTGGTGGTATAATCAAGCACTATTAGGTATTGAATCCAACAACCACGGTTTAACCACTATCAAGGCTGCTCAGCGGGCTGGATACAAGAACATTTACCGCCAGCGTAAGTTGTCCATGCGTAACCCAACCCAAACTGAAACTTTGGGTTGGAGAACCACTAGCACCACTAAACCTTTGGCTATTGACGAGTTAGTTGCGGCTTTACGCAACGAAGATGTCGTTATTTACTGCTTTAAAACTATTGCCGAGTTGCGTACCTATGTACGCAAGGACAATGGCAAGATGGCTGGTAGCCCACATGACGACAGAACGATGTCTTTGGCTATTTGTAACCAAATGTTGAAGTATGTTTGGCTTCCTGAGTACCGTGGGGACACTGTTGTACCTAAAAATAGTCTTATGTGGTGGGAACAGCACCTTATGAGTGATGTTGGGGAAGGAAAAGTGCCGATTGGGGCACATAATATTCGTTCCAGTACCAAAAATCCACTTTAGGGAACAGGTTTAGTATTATTATGGAAGTTTACGAGTTTAATTGCGTACAATGTGGCGGGTTTGTGTCTGTTAATGAGGTGCCACGCCGTGGAAACATCTGTTTCAAGTGCCACATCAAAACTGTTGACATTGGTTTTAAGTACGGCAAAGACAATTTCCATGGTCCTACCATTAAGGAACGCCAAGATAAGATTGTTTCTGATGCTAAAGCAGCGGGTGTTAACGCTGTTCCAGCGAAAGACTATGGCTTCTAATGGAATGGCTGGTACCTATTTTGGTGGCTATTATCGGTGGACCTGTTGTGGTGGTTCTCCAAAGGCTACGCAAGGAAAATACCAGCCAACACGCTGAAGGGCGTGAGTTGATTAACCGTGTGCTATATAAGGTTGATGAAGTTGGAAGTAAAATTGACCGCCATATCGGATGGCATGAAGGGAAAAATAATGAGTAAGTTCACTATTACACGAGAGTTGCGTGAAGCAATTTTTTCGTATTTGCGTTCCGCAACAGCCACCGTTTTGACGGTGCTGTTGGCTGGAGAAACAGACCCCAAGGCTGTATGGGCTGCCGCTGTGGCGGCTTTTGTGCCACCAGTTATTCGCTGGTTGAATCCCGATGATAAAGCGTTTGGACGGAGCAAGTAATGCCTAAGGTAGGAAACAAAACATATCCTTATACAAAGTCGGGTATTGCAGCAGCCAAGAAGGCGGCTTCAGTTAAAAATTCAAAAGGCATGAAACCATCTTCATATCCATCAAAAAAGAAGGTAAAGTAATGGCTAAAAGAAAACCAGCAATTCAAGCAAACCAAGGACATCCTGGTGGTCTTGCTGATGACATTCTTATGCCTTTGGCAGATAATGCTTTAAAACTAATTAGAAATTCTAGGAATACAAAACTAATTAAAAAAATTGATAAACTTGAAGGTTCTAAAAAGCCTATTAAGCCTAGAAAAGCAAAAACTCTTGATAAGGTTTATACAAAACAAGATAAACTTTCTCGTCGTTCTGAAGATGGTCTAGGTATTGGTAATGAACGCCGCCGTCAAGGATACGAAAACCTTGCTGAAAAAAATACAATTAAATCAGAAATTGCAGCCAAAAAAGGTAAAACCCGTAAAGAAGATAGGTATGACCGTAGGGAAAGCGTTGCTTGGGCTAAAATGAAAGCAATGGAAGATGAAGTATCCCCTAGAAAAGCAGCGGTTGCAGAAAGAAAACTACAGCGAAACGCCAAAAAGGGTAGTCGTGCAGATGCTAAGTGGAGAGCGAAACATAAATAATGGCTAGGAAATCACAGTCGGAACAACTAGGCGTATACCGTGCCCATCTTGCCGCTTCAAAAAAGTGGCGTAAAGATGAAGGTACAGACGCTACATGGCGTAGATTGTTAGATTTATACAAAGGCAAGCATTACGACCAGTATTCTGATGAAGACCGAATGTTGATTAACATTTCGTTTTCAACCGTCAATGTTATTGCCCCTGCTGTGGCTGTTAACTACCCTAAGATTACGGTTAATGCTATAAAGCCAGATAATGCTGCTAATGCTGTTATTGCTGAAGCAGTTGTTAACTACTGGTGGAAGTATCGTGACATTAAGGGCGAGTTCCGCCGTGCTGTTAAAGACTTGTTGATTGTTGGTCACGGCTGGATTAAAACTGGTTATCGTTTTGTTGAAGAGTCAGCCATTATGGATGACGGCGACAATGACGACCCACAATCAGGTGGAGAATCCACCAGCACAACCGTTATTGTGCAGGACGCTCCCTTTGCGGAGCGTGTGTCCCCTTTTGATGTCTTTGTAGACTCAGATGCTACCAGTATGCACGATATTAAGTGGATTGCTCAGCGTATCCGCCGTCCTGTCAAGGATGTTAAAGCGGATAAGCGTTACAACAAGGCTGCTCGTGAACTTGTTGAAATGATGGCTGTCAGCCGTTACACGGATGACCCTAGTCAGCGTAAAATCTATGATAAGAACTATGGTTATGCTGAAATTTGGGAATACTATGATATTCAGAACCGCACAATGTGCGTGTTTACCGAAAATGGTGACCAGTTTCTAATTAAGCCTATGCGTATGCCTTATGCGTTTGGTCATCCTTTTGTTATGTTGCGTAACTATGATGTTCCTGATTCTTTCTACCCTATTGGTGATTTGGAACAGATTGAACCGTTGCAGCGTGAACTGAATGAAACTCGTTCTCAGATGATGAATCATCGTAAGCGTTTTGCTCGTAAGTGGCTCTATAAGGAATCAGCGTTTGACCAGTTTGGTCGCACCGCCTTGGAGTCGGATGCGGACAATGTGATGGTTCCTGTTGTGGGTGACGAACCCCTTGGTGGGGTTATTGCTCCTATGCCTGCTGTTATTTCTCCGCCTGAGTTTTATAATCAGTCGGAGATGATTTCTAGCGACATTGACCGTATTACTGGTTTGCCTGAGTTTATGACTGGTGGACTTCCTGAGATTCGCCGTACCGCAACTGAAGTGTCGGCTATTCAGGATGCCGCTAACGCTCGTACAGCGGATAAGTTGGCTATTGTTGAGATGTCTATTTCTGAAGTGGCTCGCCGTATGTTGATGCTGGCTCAACAGTATATGACTGGTGAGCAAGTTGCACGCCTTATGGGCAAGGACGGGGAACCTATTTGGGTTACTTATGACCGTGAATACCTTGAAGGTGACTTTGACTTTGAAGTAGTCGGTGGCTCTACGCAACCCAATAACGAAGCGGTACGCCGACAAATGGCTTTGCAAATGGTTGACGCTATGGCACCATTCGCTAGTGCTGGTATTGTTAACATGCAGGAGTTGGCTGGTTATGTCCTACAACAAGGTTTCAACATTAAGAACCCAGAGAAGTTTTTGTCCATGCCCGAACAGCAAATGCCACCAGAAGGTCAACCCCCTATGGGTGGACCGCAAGGTGCGCCACCACAAGGTGCGCTTCCTGCGGGTCCGCAAATGGCTGGTGAACTTCCACCAGAAATTATGGCTATGATTCAACAGCAAGGACAACCACCTGTTCAATAAGGAACAAGGTTTCTATATATAGAGCAACCGTTTGGACTCTAGGAGAAAAATAAAATATGAGCGAAGAATTCGCACCCGTATCTGAAGTGGAACCCGTATCAACTGATGTTGAAGTTGGGTCACCCGATTCCAGTGAGGTTAGTCAAAGCCCAGATATTCCCACTCTTAATGTAGATGAGTATTCTAATTATAGAATACCTGTCAAGTTAGATGGGGAAGAACTACAAGTTCCGCTTTCTGAGGCAATTGCTGGTTACCAGCGTCAGGCAGATTATACTCGCAAGACCCAAGAACTTGCAGAGCAGAGACAATCTTTACAGTTTGCTTCTACTCTTCAGGCGGCTCTTGAGAATGACCCTGCTGGAACACTACAACTTCTCAGCCGTCATTATGGCATTTCAACAGCGCAGGCTGCTGAAATGGTTTCGGGGATTGATGAATCTTTTGAAGATTTGGACCCTGTTGACCGTAAGATGCGGGAACTTGACCAGCGTATTGCACAGTTTGAAGAATATCAATCTCAGCAGGAGATTGAACGAGAAATTTCTCGCTTGCAGTCCAAGTATCAGGATTTTGACACAAATGAAGTTGTCAATGCCGCTTTAAAGCGTAATACAACTGACTTGGAAGCAGTTTATAAGCAAATCGCTTTTGATAAGTTTACTAGGCAAAAAGAATTAGAACAGGCTGCTAGTCAGCAACAACAATTGCAGGAATCTAAAGTTGTTGAAGCAAAACGACAAGCGGCTGTTGTAGAAGGTGGAGCGTCAGCAACACAGTCTACAACTACTGAATCTTTTGAACCTATTACTAATCTAGCGGATGCTTGGGCTACTGCCAAGAGACAATTAAACGCTAATTTCTAAACTAGGAGAAAAAAATGCCAGGAAATGC